GCTTTGCCAGCTCCTCATCGACGAAGGACTGCCACTCGGCATCATCGAACAGGCTGCGGTCATCACCAGCCTGCTCGGCCAGCTCGGCTTCCACCTGGTCACGGGTCACTGCATCCTGGTTCAGCGTGGTCGAGTCATCCTGCTGGTCTGGCTGGGCGATCGGCTCACCTTTCATCAGCGCCTTGATTGCGGCGTTATCCATCGCGTCGATGTCGCCACCCATCTCCTCGATGTAGTCACCCAGGCTGGTCAGAACGTCGATCACGTTCTGCTGCTGCGTGTTCGCACCGCTCGGCGTATAGACTGGCTCGCCGCCCAGCTCGCGGTCGATGGCATCCAGCAAGTCTTGCTGCGTGACAGTGCTGCGATCCTGGCCGGTCAGATACCCGGCCTCAGCCGCCGCCTGCGCCGCGTCATCAAGCGTCATGCCGTCACCACGTGCCAGCGCCCGCTGGAATGCCTTTCGTCCAACGTCGGCGTCCCTTGCGGCAAGCTCGCCACCCTCATCCTGAATGCCGCGCTCCCGCAGGAACTCGACCAGCGACTGGCCGAATGCATCACGCTGGCTCGGGATGTCGCCGGCGCGCAGCCGGTCGATCAGCGGATCAAGCTCAGTGTCGATGTCGTGCGTCGCGTTGCGCAGCACCTCGGGCATCGGTCGGGATATGGTGATGCCGTACTGGCGGAACAGCTCAGCAGGGTCTTGCCCAGTGCGCTCGCCCAGCGTGCGGAAGACGGCCTGGGTCAGTCGCGCTTCATTCTCGGCAGCACTGCGATCGCGACCGGCAGCTGTGAGCTGGCCAATCACGTCGTCATATACCGCCTCGCTCGGGTCAGCTGGAGCATTGGCCATCTCGTCAATGTAGGATTGCGTCGCCTCGGGAGCGTTGGCCATCCACTCGCGCGCTTCCCGCGGCGTCATGTCGCCGGGATTGAAGCGGGCATTGTCGGCCATGTCGTCGTGTAACTCTGACGCAGCCAGCTTCTCAACGTAGTCGGCCAGCGGAATCACGAAGTCGCCACCGGACGCCATCGCCTCGGAGTACGAGTCGTAATTGCCAGTCACCTCGTTGGCCATCTCAGCAGGGTCGATGCCGCGATTCTGGAACAGCTCATTCCAGCGCTCGACCGGCACCTGCACGGCGTCGATCGGGCCACCATCTCGCAGCTTGTCGATGATCTGGCGATATTTCTGCGGCATGCGCTCGCGCAGCTTGGATGCCCGGGCACCTTCCCCAAGCGCCTCCATGCGGTCTTGCGTCTGCTGGGCACCCTTGGCCTTGCCGTAGTCCATCGCGAACGTAGTCATCGGGCCGGGCGCGGACATCAGCACCATGCCCTGCGCGGCCATCTTGAATGTCTCAGTCAGGCGCTCTTCCACTTGCTCGGCTGTCACGCCCTCGAAGTCGCTCGAGCTGAATGCTTTTGCCAGCTCGCCACCCAAGATGACGACACCCTCCTGCGCCACCTCGGTCATCGTCTCGACAGACCACACGCCAGCGAAGCGCTTACCAAGGTCAGCGAAAGCCTTGCGGACGCTCGGCGTCTTCAGCGCAGCCTTGATGGAATTGCGACTGATGCCAGACAAGACTTTCTCGCCACCGGGGAATGACTTCACCAGCGTCTCGAGCCCGAACAGCTCCAGCCCTGCGTTGACGCTGCCGGACACCACCGCCGCCACCGTGGCCGTGGCGTTATCCATCGGTACGCCGTCTTCGTCACGTAACGCCTTGAACTCGCGGTAAGCGCCGCCCGTCTCTTGCTGGAACGAATACTGCGCAGCACCAGTGCGTGAGCCGGCAGCGAATCCAAGCGCAGCGGCGCCCGGCACCGTCACCACCTCTTCGGGAAATGCGATCTGCGGGCCAGCCTGGCCAGCCACAGCGGCAACACCACCGGCAGCCAGCGCAGCGGTAAGGCCAGTCTCGGCGCCAGCCGCCAAGCTGGATACCGTCATTGGCGCGAACTCGGCGGCCGACACCAGGATACCGCCGGCCAGCGACTCATCGCCGAACTTGCGGCCCAGCTGCCCCTCCATCTCGACCAGGCGCCCTTCAAGCGACGGGTCGCCCCCGGCCATCATCTGCTGGAATGCCAGCCCGTTGCGATCCTCGGCCAGTCGCCCCTGGCGCCATGCCGCGACCGGCGCCTTGGTGAACCATTCGAGCGTGCCCATCTGCTCGAATCGCTCCTGTGCGTTGCTGCGATCCAGCGCCTGCCATGCTGCGTTCTGTACAGCTGCATCTTGCGCGTCCAGGTTGGCTGCCACGGTCGCCTGGCGAAGAAGCGGCTGGCGGTACTTCGGGTGAAGCTCGACGTACTCCTCCGGCGTGATCTCGCCATTCAGCATCTGGCGGCGAAGCGCCGCAGGGTCAATGACTCCATACGCGCCATCGCCAGGCGCACTACCACTGGAAAGCACTCGTTCCATGATCTGCAGGCTATCCAGGTCATCGTGGGCAACGCTGGCCGTATCAGGGTCTTCCATTGCGCTGGCCAGCTTCGGGAAGTCCTGGCGGAACTTGGCGGCATCGAAGTCCTGCCGGCTGACTCGCTGACGCACCATATCCATGTTGCGCTGGATCAGCTCGGCGGGCAGGCCGGTCTGACCTTGCAGCTTGAAGACCTCAGCCTTGAGCTCGGGATTCTGCTGGCGCGCCTGGCGCATGGATGCCGCCAACTTCTGTTCGCCCTGCAGGCCGGTCGCCCACTTCTGGAAGTCGGTCTTGGGTGCGGGCATCGGATTCATGTTGTGCCCGGCGTCCTCGCTCGACGCACCGAGTGCCGCGTCTTGCAGCGGGTTCGTCTTCTGATACCAGTCCTGGATGCCGGCCATTATTTGCCCTCGGAGATGATCTTCTGGAATGCCTCTGTGTTGCCCAGTTTATATTGAGCATAGGCTCGCTGCACGACTGCATTTTCCGCAGTGAACCCATTGCTTCGGAGAAGGTTGCGCACGAACTCGGCATCCTCTGTTGGGATGTCGGCGATCGGGACGTATGCGTCGCCCAGGTCATCCTCGTCCAGCGTGAAGGAATAGCGCTCTTCGTCGCCACCCAGCCAGCCACCATCAACCATCACCGTCTCGGTCAGCAACTCGTCGATGACGGACTGCTGCTCTTGGCCTGTCGCCTTGCGTCCATTCTGGCGCTCCCATGCCTCGACCCGCGCAGCTGCCTCATTCTGGAATCGGGCATACGCAAGCGTCTCGTCTTCGTCCCACTTGGCTGGAGTCTTGTCTGCCGGTGTAATGCCGACCAGGTTGGCGCTGTTCTTGATCATCTGATTGAAGGTCAGCGTGCTGCTGGTTTCCGGCGCATCGCCCTCGGTGCCGATACCCTTGGCCTCATTCACCATCGTCAACGCCTTCTTGTACAGCGCGTCATCCAGGTGCGGGCGCAGCTCAGTGTACGGGTCTTTGATGGCGGCAAGCTCGGTGCGGCTCATCGTGGAAACCTCCGTCCACTTGCGCCAGTCAGTCTCGATCTCGACGCCGGCCAACTCCTGGCTGCGGGAGCGCAGCGCCTTCATCTGCTTCGCGTCCATCTGGTTGACGGCCTCGACCGGCAGGTCATCGAAGCTACCGCCGCGCTCGACCTCGAGCTGCAGCTGGTTGAACAGCTCAGCCTTCTGCTGATCCTCGACGGCGTGCAGCGCCTTTAGGCGATCCTTGGCGTCATCACGGATATTGGCGGGCAGCCCCTCGACGGCGGCCATCTGCTGCGACCGTGTGAGCTGAAGGCCGGGCTCAACCGTGTTCGGCGGCGCCACCTTGGCAACGTAGTCCCGGGTTTCCTTGAAAGGAATCTTGGATGCGAACTCTTGGCGGCTGATCTCGCCAGTACGCGGGTCGCCATACTCAGCGATCCACTTGCTCACCGACCCTGGGCCGGCATTGTAGGCGGCAGCGGCCAGCATCGGGTCGCCGAACGTCTTGATCTGCTCATCGTAGTAGGCCTTGCCGAGCGCCATGTTGTACTCGGGGTCTTTCATATAGCGCTCTTCGTCCCACGGAATCCCCATCTTGGCAGCCGTTTCCTTGGCGGTGTCCGGCATCACCTGGGCGATACCGCGCGCGCCCTTCGGCGATGTCACGGTCGTGCCGTCCTTGTTCAGCTGGTTGCCGCCACTCTCCTGCTGAATCATGCGCGACCACACGCCATCAGCACCGACGCCCTGACCACCAACGATACCAGCCACCACGCTCTCAGCTGTCTGGCGGTCACGCATCACCTTGATGCCGGCGTCATACTTGGCCTGCACCGCGGGCGTCATCTCGTTGGCGTGCTTGGCGTAGTAGGTCATTGCCTGATTGGTGTCGGTCGCGGCCAGCCGGTTGAGAACGGCGCCGTGCGTATTGGCTCGCGCCTCTCGGATTGCCAGCTGGGTCTTCTCTGGCGACCAGCCGTTATCCTGAGCACTAGCCATCAGCGCAGCTGTCTGTCGCTGCAGCTCGGTCTGAATGCGCCCCGGGTCGTTGTAGTAGTTGCTGGCGGTGATCTGGCTTCCGGCGATCAGGCTGGTCAACTGCTCCTGCTCGTATGCCTGCGCCTGATTGGCGACGTGGCGATTCATCGTCTTCTGAATCTGCTGCCGGCGCTGCGCGGTCATCTTGTCGAACGCGACCTGCTGGGAGCCGTTGAGCCCATGGCGAATATCGGACGCCGTGCGATCGAAGTCGGCCATAACCTTGTCGGGCGCACCGAATGCGTTCTTTCCAGTCAGGTTGAGCGCCCCGTTCTCAGGGTCGTACAGTGCCGTATTCTCGAACTCGGTCAGGCTGCTATCGGCCTCCATGACGCGCGCCGTGTCCATGCGGTTCTTGTACTGCATGGCAATGTTGGCGATACCCTCGGCAGCGCCAGACACGTCAGCACCGAACGCAGACTGCGGGAGGTTGCCGGAGCTGGTAACGCCGGGCGCGGCCTGTACCTGCACGCGCGACTGGTTGTTCAGGCGAGGAATGCGCGCCATAAGAATGTCTCCTTATCCGTAGAGGTTGCCAACACTACCGCCGCCATAGGTGCCCGCTGATGTCGGTGCGCTCGAGGCATAGGCACCATACCCTTGCGAGCCGACGCTGGCCGCCGTGGTCAGCAATGTTCCGGTGCGAGCATTCTTGCCCATCGTGCGCGCGGCCTTGGCATCCATCAGGCTGTTCGCCGCCTGCGTGTCATACCCGAACGCCTCGCGCGCAGCGTTTGCCTGTACGGTCTGGATGTCGTACTCGCCCAGCGTGGCCGTCTCGGCGAACAGGTCAAGGCTGGTGCCGCTACTGATGTCCAGCCCGTTGCCCGCCAGGCCTACAGCCTGCTGCGCCTCCATCTGGCGCACCTGATCGCGCCGCTCTTCCGCCGCCAGGACGCCACGCGCTCGTGCATCAGCCGCCTGATTCTCTTGGATGTCAGCATTGCGCTCGGCCACCTTGGACTGGTACTCGGAGCTGGCTTTCTGCTGCTGGTACTGGACGGCGCCGCTCACCGCCGTTGCCACAAGCACCACCGCTACTGGATTGCACATGATTCACGTCCTCATCTCGAAGTGCCTGAATGGCAGGCCGGCTGCACCGATTGGCTCGGGCTCGCCGATGTCGAAGCCTAGCCACTTCAGCCACCGAATAGCCTTTGTGTTGCGGGCATCGACGTAATTATGAAGCACGCCGTAGTTGCGCGCCATGATGGACAGCTCGCGCCGGCAGCGCCGCAGGAAGTGCTTGGGGTGGGATTCGATCAGGTCGCTGCCCAGCATCCAGACAGCCCCTTTGCCGCCCATCATGGAAACCGGCGCCACGCCGAACATGCACGCAACCTTGCCATCGAGCAGGCCTGTCATTGCCCGGTCGCTACACCTGATGCCGTTGGTGAGCGCGTCATGCGGGGTCGACAGTGAGAACGCCCACAGCTCAGCAACATCGTCCGGGCGCATCGTCCCGGACAACTCCTCTACGTGATCCGGCGTTGCCGGTACAACCTCAGCCTTTGCCACCAGTCTGCACCCTCGGGATGATGGATAGAATGGTGAGTGGCAGCGGATCGGACTGACGAATGAAGACAGAGCCGTCCTTATCCCAGCCGGTCGGGATGCCCAGCTCCGCCAGGCCGGTCATCAGCCCGGTTGGCTGCCCCCATGCTTCAGCGTCTCGCTGCTTCACCTCGATCAAATCGTCATTCTCGAATGCCTGGCGGCTGCGCGCAGCGAATAGACCTCGCGACTTATCCACCTGCAGCGCGATCTTCGGAACATTCTTGAAGGTGTCGCGCACCGTGTTGCCGGCACTACTGATCGGAAGCGTCTCGATGTCCGACTCGATCGGCAGGCCTACGTGTGCGATAGCGGCAGGGAACTGAAGGTCGATGCTGCCGCCCACCACCTGCACCTGCGGCTGCACATTGCCATCGGCCAGCACTGAAACCATCTCGCCCTCAAGATGATCGAGGCCTGACAGCGTTTCAGCCATGCGCCCCCATTGCTCGGCAGCGTAATCACGAATCGCCTCGGGCACCAGGCGCACTGGGCTCACTGTCACGACGGTATCGCTGACATAGGCGTCAACATCCACGTCTGCGAACTCGCTACCATTGTAGACGCGGACACGCTTGCCGACGTCGCCGGAAGAGAACGATGCCGCGCTGGCCGTGAGCGTCAGGCTTTCGGTTGTCTTCCACTCAGTGCCGCCCGTCAGCGTTGCTGTCACGCCGGAATCGCTGCGCCCGTCATACGTCAAGCCGGAGTCGACACAGAAGAATTCCTCGATGGTGTCGAAGCGTCGCGCGTCCAGGTACTCGATGTAGCGGACGGTCTGCCCATTGATCTGGCGCTTCACGACTGCATAAGGAACGTCACGGCTACCTTCAGCAATCACCGCTACAGACTCGAACTCGCCGCCCACAGTGTCATGACGCGCCCATGCAACCACCTGCTGCTCCCGCTGGTAGGTCATGGAAAGAAGCGCGCCGTCGGAGCGCACCAGCCACACAATGCTGTCAGGCTCTTGCGAGTAGGCCCAATCCTTTACCGTGTACCCTTGGAATAGATGGCTGCTGAATATCGTCAGGTCATCGCCAGTGAATCCATCCAGCTCAAACGAGTACGCCAGGTCGCGAATGATGGTTCCTCGCGCCTGAATGTAGAGCGCACTGCTGCCGATGAGCAGCGGGGGGACATCAGATGAGCCACGATAGCTCTGCACCTCGGCCTTGATGGTGTCCGGGGCTAGACCTTGATCGTTGTCGCTGATCAGCCACTCGGCACCGGATGTCAGCGCCAGGAGCGAGCCAAGCGGCACAAGGTGGCGAATCTCATTTACCTGCCTGCTGGCCAGGGTGAACGTGATTCCGTCATCAGCCTCAATCGGGAATGAAGTCTCGAAGCCATTGAAGATACCAGCCTCACTCATCCAGAATGTCTGCGGGTCTGACCTTGAGCCAGCCAGCACCAGTCGCTGCTGATAGTAGGATGCAGTGCCCGGCCAGCCCCGGGAATCATCCCATGCCGAAAGCGACCACCTGTATGTTCCATCCTCTTTCACTGACTCAGGAAGCTGCTTCACGACCCTCATCGTCACCGTCCTGCTGTCGATGAATCCGGTGATCCGCACAACGCCAAACCCACTGTGAAGATACTTCCACTTCACGCCTAGCGTGTCAGTTATCCCCTGCACCGTAGATCGCGGGCCATCCCACTGCTCGCCTTCCGTGTGTGCTGGCGTATTGTCCCCGGTCAGCGTGTTTTCAGCACCCGCTGACAGCTCGACAGCCTCATACGTCCTTTCATCGACATAGGCGCGAGCCCCGACATCTACGGACGCCCTGTTCTGCCATGCCCTAACATTCCCCGTAGAAACCTGCTTCAGTTCTACTAGAGTGCCGACCATTGAAGGCGTGAATATATCACCCGTGGCTGTCATCTCTCCTGCTGATCCCTGACCAAAGAACTCAGTAGAGACGACGATACTCTCGTCAACATTCTGCTCTTGATAAGGGCCGAGCTCTGACACGTACTTATCAAGCTGCCAGTTGGACTCAGAGAATCTTTTAAGCTGGCGCGGCTGATGATCAGGGTGAACCAAGGTCAGCACGTCGGCAGACTGAACATACTTCACCTTGAATAGATCGGCCTCACCGTATGGCGTGACCACCTCGACCGGGACGCCGCCGTCCTCGATGGTGATGCCGTCGCGATGGAAGCGCGCGTACTTGTCGCCCAGCTCGATGATGTAGGTCTGCTCGGTGTTGAACGAGAACGGGATCAGACGCACGGCCTTGCCCGCCGTCTTGCAGGCGTTCACGTAATGGAAGCCGGGCCGGTTGCTGACGCCGCCATATGGCTGGACGATGAAGTTGCGGCACGTCTTCAGGCTGATGGCGTAGCGCGCCAGGTCGACGCGGCCCTGCAGGCTTGGCGACAGCTCGCCACCCGCGAACGATGGCTGAAGGAAGCTACGCGCCGGATTCCACCCTTGATTGCTCGCCATTACCAGCGCCCCCTGCCGTCACGGTCGTGCCACTCGCAGCCGATATGCGCCCGCGTCCACTCAGCTTCCTGCGCGTGCGGGCCACGCTTCTCACCCTGGTCACGCGCGATGGCGTCATTCATGCGCATCATGGCCGACTGGTTCAGCATCTGCACCAGCCCTGGGTTGGCCGTCAGCGGCATGGCGATATTGCCGGCTAGTGACAGCTCGAGCGCAGAAGAGAAGTCCGCAGGCATCAGGTTCGGGTCTTCGATGTCCGACGTGAAGCGGCACGCCGCATCCTCGACGTTGCACAGAATGGTGCGTCCACCCTCGCCATCGCTGGCCACCTGGTAGTCTGCGCGCGTCATGTCGCGGTGGTGGGTCTGCTCGCCAGCAGGCCGGGCATTGGAGTTGAACACCTCATGCACCATCATCGCGTCGGTCGGGTATCGATACGTGAAGCGCCACCCGAACGGGCCATCGCCGATCAGCGCCAGGATGACGCGACGCTGGGCGAACCCCCACTGGTAGCTGCGCAGCATCTGCTCAAGCGTCGATTCGTACCAGCGGGCGCAAAGCCGCGCCTCCTTGGACTTCTCCGACAGGCTGGCAATGGTGATGTCGGTGCCCGTGTGTGACAGGGCTCGGTTGCAAATATCCACGACGCTAGGCATCAGGCACCTCGATTCTTGTGAGGCCCAGCGCCTCAACGTGCGACTGGGCAGATTCGTGACGGTCGCCGATGATTGCCACCACGCGATCAGGCGTGGCGCGGTCATTCACCGATAGCAGCGCCTGCGCTCGACTGGCGGCCTCAAGGTCAACGTCGGGCGCGTAGGCTGGCGCAACCATAGGTTCGTGCGACATCTCTTCAAAGCGCGGCTTGGCGACGGTAGATGCCACGGCATAATCGTTGCCATCGGCGTCTGTGTGGGTTGCCTGCGTGAACGTGTTGATGTCGCCGGCAGACTCGCCAAGGCATACGGCAAGGGCGTTGCAGTCGGCCAGCATGGCGACAGGGGCGGCGATGGTAGCTCTCAAGGTGTAATCTGTCATTACATCACTCCTCCGGCACGATCAGATGCGTACTCTTCTGCTGCTATACGCGCATCCTCAGTGGTGGGCCCATCTACAATAATAGTGCTATAGATGTTGCCGCCGAAGTTTGAGCCACCGCCACCCTTGGCTGCGATAGCGGCACTGCGCGTGTCGCTGCCGGTAACGCCTGCCGTCTGGAATACCCTAGATGTCTCAACGCCATTCAGCCTACAGCGCAGCTCAGCGTTTGCCCAATCAACCCAGACGCTGATGACGTACTGTGTGCCCGCCGAGATGCTTCCTGCGCTCAGCGTTTGGAGTGAGTCGCCATCCTCGCGTCTGCCACCAACCAGTAACTCCGATCCGCTCAGGTAGATGACGAGCAGGTCGCGCGTAGAGAGCTCGCTTACTAGGAAGTCGGTAATAACTTGAATGCCGCCAAGAGAGTCGGCCGCGAATGATACGCACGCAAAGCCCTGAGGCGATCCCTGGAAGATGCTGACATCAAGCGCAAGGAAGTCATCCGACCCGTCCGCCTCCATCCATTCCATTTCACCTGATGCCTGATAGGTGGGGCGGCGGGAGCTGACGGACTGGATGGCGTGATAATCATTGCCCGACTGGTCATCATTGCGACCAATGGGGTCGCCTGACGCGGACACGGGCATAGCACCGTCAAACTGCTGCCAAAGATTCTGCTCGCCTAGCAAGGTAATCGATGGGGTGATGATGCCGCCACCTTGTCCGCCACCGTAGAGCTGCTGAATAAGCTGATCCAACGTGACAACCTTCTTCTTCACCACACTCAGCTCAGTCACGGTCGTGGTGGTATCGCCAATCGATGCACGGAACGTCAGCCACGGGCCGTCGGCCACAAGGGTGATTGTCTCCTCGCCACCCTCAAGCCCCCACACTTCATCAGCCTGTGTGACGCCTTGATCAGCAGCAAGGTAGATGAGACACGTCCCTGCACCGCGCGTCTGGTTGATGGTGATGGTGTAAACCTCGCCAGCCACCGCGCCAATGTCCAGCTGGATGTACCCGGTGCCGGAGTTGGTGAAAGTATCCGTGGTGGTCGACGCCATCGGCGACAGCGGCACGTTGTACCAAGTCGTAAAGTCGATGCCTGGGACAAGATTACCGTCGGAGCCGCCGCCCCACAGTAGATTGCGCCCCAGGCCAAGCCCCAGGCCCAGCATTACCAGACCGCCAGAATGTTGGTGGCCGTGGTGCCGGTCGCGTTGACCTTGCGCACCATGAACGGCACGAAGCCGCCGGCAGTCATCGTGAGCGTGACAGCCGCGGCACCTGCGGGCAGTGCCGGCACGACGGACACGTCGCCATCGCCGCCAACATAGATCGCTGCAGGGCCGTCGAATACTTCAGCGTCGCTGGGCGTGACAGCCTGCGCGTGCGGGGGGAACAGCGTGACGCGGTTGCTGTACGCCGGGGGAAGAGTGTTGTCACCAATCGCCATGATCATTCTCCTGATATGAGAAGGGGGCCAAGCGGCCCCCTCCTGTTACTCGGCCTGACTGCCGCTGCCTTCGCCATCATCTTGCTTTGACGCCGCAGGTTTCCGGCCTGGCTTGGCTGCCGGCTTTTCAAGCGGCTCCATCCAGCTGGGGAAGTAGTCGACCTTCTTGCCATTCACCGTCTTGCTGGTGATGCCGTCATACTCGAACACTTCACCCGCGTTGCGGAGCCCCTTGAACGTGCCGGCGCGTTTGGCGCGTACCTTCATGATACTTCCCCTTGATCAGTACCACTGTTGATGGGCAGCGACCACGCCAGCGGTCACGGTGCCAGCGGTCGCGTCGGAGCCGGCCACGGTATAGCTGATGCGGATATAGCGCTGCACGCCGGTCGGAATGTACAGCGGGCCCAGCTGCGCGCCGGCGACCAGATCGGCAGCCGCCACGGCGCCGGAGGTGGCCAGAGTCTCGGAGGACGCGAAGTTCTGCGTCTCAGAGGTTTCCAGGACAGCGGTCAGGCTGGTCAGAGTCGCGAAGTCTTCTGTCACCTGGATCAGCACCGGCACCGGTGTTCCCTTGCCAATGTCCCGCGACACACCCAGATCAATGACGTTGGTGGATACGGCAGACGCAGTGATCGCCTGGTCATCGCTCAACAGCGCTTCTTTATCGAGAATCATGATGCGTTACCTCGCAGAATGGTCTGATACCGCCCCTCAGACAGAGGGGACGGCAGATTCGGTGGACAGGATAGCTTCGCACTCGCGAACCGGCATGCCGCGATAACCCATGACCTCGCGGCCATCGACTTCCATCGGCGACAGACGGACAACAGTGCTGCCCGCAGTGCTCTTGGTCGGAGTGGTGCCGGCGTCCAGCGCTTCCAGCACATCGCGGTTGCAGTAGATCGCAGCGCGACCACCGCTGACACGACGCTGGTGCAGGCGATAGTAAGCCTTGCGCATCAGTGCATAGATATCGACGTTGCCGGCGTTCAGCTCAGACACGTCGATGTTGGCGATGCGGACGACGTAGCGATAGTCGCGAACGGTCAGACCGATGTGCCACTTGAAGATTTCAGCCATCGCGCGGTACTTGCCGCCATCCGGGTCGTCGGCGTCGATCTCGCCCAAGTCCTGGCGCTTCAGTCCGGCGCTGGAACCCTTCGGGTACAGTGCGTGCGCAGTACGATCGCCCCAGACCACGAACCACACGGATGTCAGGTCGGAGCCAGTGCCGCCGGCGTCGATAACCTGATCATACGGGTCTTCACTCTTCGGGTTGGCCGGGGAGCGATACTTGTCGAATCGCGGCGCCAGGCCCATGAAGCGCTCGGGATGCTCCTTGGTGTCACCATAGAACATGGTGGTCGCCATCTGCTGGTTCATGCCTTCCAGGAATGCAGTGGCCTCATTCAGACGGAACTGACCAGGGTTGCCGGACAGTGCGACCAGATCGGAGTCGATCTCAGAACGCGCTTCCAGCATGCCAGTGGTGTCCTGCACCTGCGCGGTGCTGGACTTCTGCGGCTGGACGCCCTGATACAGCTTGCGCCAGATCGCTTCAGGCAGGCCGGTGCGAACCGTAGTCTTGTTGCTGGTGCCGTCGTTACACTCGACGGTCATCATATCTTCAAGGATCGGGTTGGTTTCGCTCAGCAGCTCGATGATGGCGCTGGTGATAGAGCCGTCGCCTTCGCTCTGCTTGAACACATCGACCAGATTCAGATAGGTATTGCCGATTGCAGCCATGATGACTACCTCTCAGATCAGTTGGATTTCGGGTACATGATGTCGGCCATGTCGCGCGGCCCTTGGGATTGTCCGCCAATGTGCAGCTTGTCCTCACTCATGGACTTGCCAACCTGGCTGAACGCCTTGATGAAGGCCGGATGGTTGCCCATGCCGGTGGTCTCCAACGCTTCGATGAAGGCGTCGCCGCCGAACTGCTTCACCGCCTTCTGCGCGTAACCAAGATTCTCGTCGAACTTGGCGCCGCCGAACTCGGGGTCGGATCGCAATTCTTTCTGCCACGTCTCCACCTGGGCTGCATAGCTATCGCGCTGTTGCTTGGCTCCCTGCTGGATGCTGTCGGCATGAAGCTTGACGAGCTTGTCGGCCTGCTCCTGGGTAAGCCCAAGCTCACGCGCGACCGGCTCGAACTGCTCGAGTGCAGCCGCATCAAGCGCGCCCTCGAACCCTTCCGGTGCAGTGAACTCGTACTTCTCAGGCGCTCCAGCCTTCTGCTCATCGCCCTTCTCACCTTCGCTGCCAGCATTGTCACCCTGCGCAGCTTGATTCTGCTGCTCACCCTGGGTCGGTGCCGGTGCTGCATCGCCCTGCGGTTGCGCGCCGGACTGTTCCGGTGCTGTCGCCGGTGCTGGCGCTGCTTCACCTGCCTGACCCTGACCCTGACCTGCTGCGGTTGTGGTGTCACCCTGCCCCGTCATCATGGTTTCAGTGCCCATCTATCAATCCTCGCTTGCTTCATTGATGCGGCGCTCGCGCTCGGCGGACGCCTGCTTGTCTTCCTTCCACATGGTCACGAACTTGTCGGGCTCCATGTCCATCACTTCATGGAACAACTCCAGGCCGATGCTGCGCCGGCCCTCATTGAAGTACGACTGGCTGCTCCCGGTGAACGTCTTCTCGAATGTACCTGATGCGGACATCAGCGAGAACAGGAATCGTCGCCCGCTTTTCGTCTCCATCACCTGGCGCAGATCGCGCTCACGGTCATCGCGCATCTCGGATCGGATGCGGTCACGAATGTCTTCGTTCATGCAAGCCCCATCTGTCGCATCATCTGCGTCAGTCCGTTTTCAGTCTGCGTGTCCGTTTCGCTCAGTAGCTTAGCACCTTGCGCAGCCTGTTGCGCCATCTGCATCTGCTGCTGCGCCTGCTCGGCCTGGGCCCGCTGCTGGCGGATCGCCTCAACATCGTCGTCACTGCGGATGATGTCAGGCGGCGCGCTGACGGCCTGACTGTACTGATCGACGGTCTGATCCAGGTCGATCTTGTCGAGCACTGACGGATCAGCGCCAGCGAGGTTGCCGACGAACGAACTGATGCGCTCGATGGCACCGGTGCCGACCAGCTTCTGCGCCTGGGCCATGACGCTGATGTACTCGACGCCCAGATCAAGGCCTTGCAGCTCCTCGGGAGGCGCCGGCAGCTGGCCACTGCGCATCATGATACCAAACACGCGGTCGATGAATGGATCGAGCATCTCGGTACCCAAGCGCTCAATCACCGGGCCCAGCTGTAGCAGCTTCTCTTCGTGACGCTCCTGTATCTCGCGCGCCGTGATGTTGCTGCGCGTGTCATTCTGCATCATGGCGAACAGGTCGGCGAAGAATGCCCTATTGATGCGATCCTGGTGAGCAGTGATGTCCTCGAGGATGTAGTTGATCGGCAGGTTGATATTCTGGCTGGGGTGCGCCGCAGTATTCATTCCTGTCGACGCATCATAGTAGTTTACGGCCCCAGGTCGCAGGTCGATAGGATCATTGCGCGACGAAGACGGTACGTTCATCGGCGGATTGATCATCTTCTCGACGGCCTGCGCCTTGCGCTTCTGCATCACCTGTAGTGCGCGACTTGCACCGACAGCCACGCTGCCCGGCCCGTAGCCATAGACATCCTCGCCCAGCACATCCCAGCGCGGCGCAATCACCGGGAACTCATCGAAACCTGATTCGCTCAGCAGGTCGCTACCCTTCGCGCCCACCTCGTAATAGCAGCTGCGGAACGGCTTGTTCTTGCTGTCCAGCTTCTCAGGGTCGCGCTCATCGTTGGGCTCGACCAGATGAACCACGTCAACCCACTGATCCAGGTTGCCATTGTCGTACTGGTTTTTCACCGACTCGCTGACCTTGTTGCGACCGAACTGATCGACCAGCTGGCGGACGGTCATGCGCAGCTCTCGATATAGCGTGTCGACCACCTGGCGATGCGAGCAGGCCAGATAGTAGCTGCCGACCGTCATCGGTATGACGCGGAAGATGGTCTCCTCATCCTCGACGATGAACGCGGCACCGGTGCCGAAGGTGCCCAGCTCGGTATACAGCTGGTGGAAAGAGTTGTAGGCGTTGGCCTTGCCGATGGCTGCCGTCATCCGGCGCTCGACCTCATACAGCCACCACTTGACAGCGCCGGACTCCATTAGATCAGGGTCGGGCACCTCGAGCTTGAACCACTTGCGTGCAGGCGACGTGATACCGGCCATCATGCCCGACGCCAGCGTGCGACTCGCAAGGTGCGGAGTCTCGTCGACCATTGAGTCGTTATGCCGGGTGCCCTTGTTGGTATCACTGACGCAGAACCGCGAGCGCCACGGCTGCACGTATGAGCTGATGCTGCGCCACTCCGCTTCCCAGCCGGAGCGCTCAGTCTTCAGCGCCTTCAATCGCTTCTCGTACCGCTGCCGCTTTGTCTCGCTCATGGTCACGCTCCGTGATTCTCATGGTATTCGTAGTGCCTCTCCGCTCGCACTCTCTCCGCAACAGCATCAAGAATGGTATCGAAGTAGCCGAGGTTCTTTCTCTTCCCCGGCGCGGTGTTTATGTAAGCCATCCACTTTCCTGAAGGCTTGTACCACGACACCCCACGAAAACCACTAGAGTTATTCGAGTTCATCTTCCTGTTCTTTGCGTTATCGGGCTGGGACGCCATCCGCAAGTTCAGCCATCTGTTGTCCGACCTGTCGTGGTTAATGTGATCAACTGACGACGGAAAAGCCCCTGTCATGTACATCCAGGCTAGACGGTGCGCCCGATAACGCCGGCCATCCACGTATATCTTGACGTAGCCGCCAGATGAACCACTTGCATCATCAGTTGATCCAGCAATGGAGCCTTTCTTCCAGCGCCCTTGATCGCAGACGCGACGAAAGACCCCAGTCTCCGGATCATACGCCAGCAGTTGCTTGAGCCTCGATTGAGTGATCATTACTGACCTAAAAGCGTTTTGCCTTGCGCCTGGCTTTCACTGGCACCCTGGCTGCCGGTGAGAATGGTGGACGATCGACCGCCTGCTGCAGCACGACGACGGCGTGCGTCATCCCCTGCGGCCTGGGCCTCTTCGTTCTGTTCCGGCGCGACGGGCGCAGGCGGCGCCGGTGTCGCTTCAGGGACGCTCGGAGATGATCCGCACATAGTGATTCCTCGGGTAATGGCTTCGCGTGCAAGTATTGCGGATAGCACCGGAAGCCGCAAGGCGCAAGCCTTTTGCTGCGCCCACGAAAAAGCCGCCCTGGAAAGGACGGCTATGCACACCACGCTAAAACTCTCGGTCAGTATGTGTTGATCTTCGGCGGCTTGCAACGGCTGCCACCGACCGGCATGGCCAGCACGGTTGCTGGCGGCTTGCTGCTCGCCTTGCGCTTGCCGGTACGCTTCGCAGGCTTGGCGTGCTTCATCGTCTCATGGTGGCACGACGCATAGACGAAGGCGACGCCGATCAGGGTGAAGATGATCTCAAGATGATTCATGTGCCACCTCATAAGTTGCTTCGAAGATGTCAGGCTTGCACGGGTAGAACTCCCCCTGCACGCCACGGATGATCCAGTCGCCTGGGCACACGATATGGCCACCCTCCAGCGTATCGATCCAGCCATGATCATGCTTCTTTGCTAGGCAATGGTGGCAGAGGCCAGCGCCGTCATCTTCTGGGTTCCGGTAATAGCGAACCACCTGCCCCTCCCAGCCAAGAGTCTTCTGATGCTCAGGGGAAAAGGAGACAAGCACTCCATCACTAAACCCCTCAACAGCACTCGCGTAGTCAAGCGAGTGATCGCCGTTCTTGTGCCACTGCTCGGCATCGATAACGACGGGCTTCTTGCGGTACTGCGTCATATGTCACTCCCAGGGGTTGAACTCGGTTTGTGCTTTGGGTTGCTGCTGCCCTCTCATTGTAGCCCTTGGCGCCACAGGATGCGCGAACGTCAGGGCCAACGCATCAGCCCGGTTAGGCGATGGCACGCCGCGGCGCTTCATGTCGTCCTTGCTCTCGAGCACGATCTTGCCGTCCAGCTTCACCCGGTACTCGGGCGCAGTGATCTCGTCTGCTGTCGGCTGGTCGTCGATCGCGCCACCCTCGCCCAGCCACTTCTTCAAGCTGTTCCACATCTCGCCGCGCTTGTTGAGCATCTGCGGGTCGACACTCTTCCCGCCGAAGCTGACCAGCTGCCAGCGCCGGCCCCAGCTGTCGCCGACACTCTTCATGCCGGTGCCATACCCGAAGTCAATAAATACGGCGTCAGCGTCCCACTCGTCTTGCAGGTTGGCCACGACGCTGGCCATGCGCACGTCGTCGTCTGTCTTCTCATACGTGCCGATCAGCTTGGAGAACAGGCCTTGCCTCATGTAGATGGCCATCTCATCGGTGCCCGACCATGCAGGATCGACACCCAGGATGACAGGAGCGTGCTTGATCTGGCCCTCAAGGATGGTGCGACCCATTGCATCATCGACCAGGTGCTGCGGCACGAACTGGAGCTCGGACGCCGACGGGAACAGGCCACGCACGCGCACCTTGAAGAAGTCAGAGTTGGCGCCGTAGTCGTCTTCCCATTGCTTGATCAGCTTCTTGTTGGTCATCCGCGCCTGGCGGCTGTCGACCTGGCGCGTGTTCCAGCGGTGCTTGTACTTGCGGAAGCACTCGCGGAAGCGCCCGGTGTTACGGGTCGGGTTGCCGAACACGAACCAGAAGGGCTCGCCATCGGTAAGGCCGCCTTCGGCCACCTCCCATATCTTGTCGGGCACCGCGGAGGCCTCATCGAACAGGTACCACGGCGAAGAGTTGGCAGCGTGCAGGCCGGCGAAGGATTCGCTGTTCTCCTCGCGGCACGTCTGCCCATCCACCCGCCAGCTCTCGGGGAACTCGGGGTGATACAGGTTCATGTTGCCCTTGCCGTTATTGTAAGTGAACCAGTGCCCGCAGATGCACCGCTTCAGCCACTTGCCCAGCTCACCCCAGGTCTTCGTCTTCAGCTGCTCACTCGTGTTGGCCGTGACCACGCCCTTGCTGTGCGGCCGCGTCGCCATGATGAAGATGATCACCCAGGAGGACAGTGCGCTGTTGTGAGTGACGATGAAGTCATTCGCTTGGTACAGATGATCTTCAGCCTCAACAGTGATGCACATGCCATCCATCATACCGACAGACTCGATGCTCTCGATCCAGCGCGACAGGTAGCGGGGCTCCGATGGCTTCCATGCTGCGCGCCGAGACTCGTGCGTAAACGGGTTGGTCGGCGTGTTGATGGTTGCGCGATACGAATGCCTGCCGTCCAGCTTCTCGCCCTTGTATGTGTACGTGGGTTTCTTGACTGTCGGCTGCTTCATCGCCTTGTAGCCAAGGCTTCGGGCAAGCCATATCACATCATCGACCAGCTTCTCGCTGGAGCTGCTATACCCGCACGACCCAGACTTGTTCACCTCGCCATCACCATCCATGAGCCCTTCGAATAGTGACTGGCGCTGCTCTACGCTGGCGAACTTGTACCGCTCAGGAATGTACTTCTCCCAGCTCCTGCATGCGAACACCGGGTCTAGCGACCGATCCAGTTTGTGCAGGTAGATATGCTTTTGATCAAGAATCCTGATGCTCGAATGGTGGCGATCCTGAATCTTCATGCGGACGGCCTGGCTCGACTTGGACACCTTTGGCCCGCTCCCGTCGCTAAGCCAGACACCCATCACATAAGGATCAAGCGGCAAGCCATGCGACGTGGAGAATTGGGCCGCGCCCTGCACGGGTATCTCCCACTGGCGAGCCTGCGCCTTCCCGTTCGCCCGCTTCACGCCCAGCGCAATGATCTCCTGGGTTTCGATGGTTCGCCAGGCATCAGACTTCTTGCGCCGCTCCTGGCGGCCACGCACATTCCACTCGTGCTCACCCGACACGATAGTGCTGCTGCCGTCATCGAACGTCACGCGGAAGTGCTCGCGGCGGTAACGGTTGGTGCCAATGATGCGGGTTGGCGTGCCGTCCGCGCCGAACACGTAGTCGCCTACCTTCTGATCACCCCATTTCTTCTGCTGCATAGAAAACTCCTTCTTGTGAGAAGAAGAATCTATCACGGGCACAGGACAGTAAACAAACATATTGCAGGGGCTGCCTTTTCCTATGCCGTGGCCTGATGATGTGGCATCACGGTACGCATCAACAGGATCAACGCCATTGAAGTCATTCGCACGGATGGCCTTACCCCAGTCGGTCAGGAACTCGCGCTGCCATTCATCCGGCCCGTCGTGGCCCTTGAGGTCATCTTCCCCCCAGTGGAAGGCATACAGCACGAAGCCCAGCGGATCATAGAAGAAGCCGCCGACATCATCTGCCAGCGCCTCCTCGAACTCAGCTGGCGTCATCGTCAGCCTCCTTTCGGGACTTCCATTCTTGATACGTCAGCGTATCGCCGACCGGTCGATTGCAGTACGACTTGCCGAAGAAGCTGAATCCGCGCATCGACACGACATAATCCGGCTCTCCATCGATGGCGGGAATCCACTCACTCATCGGAAGGACGGGGACAATATCCCCGTGTTCGACATCCACGATTCCGGCCACGTCTTCAGTCGTGAAGCGCGGCACCACCCAATCCATCAGGCGAACCAGACTACGCCACGCAACGCTAGCGGCGCTCGGTCGCTTAGGATTCACTGTCATCATCAGCCTCCTTGATCTGCTGTCGTGCCCGCTCGCGCCCGGACAGCAGGCGACTGGCGGCGTTGTCGGTGATCTCATGCTCGACCTTATCCTTGAACGCCTGAATCTGGACGTGACGCCCGACCATCTCCAGCGCGCGCAGAGGATCAACCCGCTTGATCTTCTTGAAGATGGATGGCGGCGCGCCCTCCATGTCGAGTTCGGACACATCCATGCCGGCAATGGCCAGGCCTGCGCCCCGCGGCCACTCGCTCACCGGCATGACGTTGCCCTGCTCATCCAAGATGGTAGTGATGTCGAATGACGCCATCAGCATGGCCATCTCAAGCACCCAGTCGGCATTCACCTCCAAGCGCTTGTTTCGCTCTTCCTTCAATTCGATCAATCTCGTCTTGATTTTATCGTTTTTCAGCAACCGGCATGCCTGTTGTCCAGCAGACCGCTTTGCATACCCTGCGGCAATAGCCGCTTTTGTTGCATTAAAATCAATTAGATAGTTTCGACAGAACGATTCCTGCCGGTCATCAAGAGGCGTCCCCATCACTCACCTCCCTTGCCATAGGTTGTTAACATCCAGCTGCGCAGCTCACGTAGCCACAGGCAGGCTTCTTTAAGCCCCGCCTCGATCATCGCAGCCACCATCGCGATCGGCATCAGCAGCAGGGTAATGGCCACCATGACCACCGCGCCAACCCAGCGAGGCATGCTTTGCGTGGCCAGCCACACCTGGGCCCATGCCTTGGACATTGCCCGCATCACCCGGCGACGCAGGCACCCGACTATCTCCTTCACCATGACACCACCTCGCAATCGTTGTTGACGCCCAGCATACCACCAGCCCCGCCATGAAGATCAGCGGGGACAGGTAGACCAGCAGTGCGTATGCCAGCCAGAAGTTCATCAATCCCCCTCGGCCAGATGATGGCCCTCAGCGATGATCTCGTCCGCCAGCGCCTCAGCGGCATCTAGGAAGTCGCTCCAGGCAGCCATCGACAACCCCTTGCTGTACTGGTCGCCGGCGCGCCGATGAGTCTCACGCGCCGTCTTGTGTTCGTGCCGGGCCTTTGCCAGTGCCCGTGCCCCTTCACTGGATACCATGATCATTGCCGATTACCTCCTCCAGCCGTTCGCGGAATATCCCGAAATACATGTGGCGCAGACGGATGGCTTCGTTGCGCACCGCTTGCGCCTTGCGAGCCTGCAACCGAGACCACCCCAAGGAGAGGCACTGGTAGGCATCGAGGAATCCATGCTCAGCCACAGGAAGCTCAACAAAGCTGACGGGCAGTGCCGGCACACAGAAGTCGCTGGCGAGGACGGATGTCGGCGCCTTGTCTGGCGTGAACTCAGGTTTCCTGCCGATCATGATCCACCCTCCCCTGGCCATACCGGAACATGCCGATCTTCCACGGCGTCTTGCGCTTCACGGCCACACTCACCCCGGTCGCCGACTCCAGCTCAGCCATGTCGGACACGTCGTCGCGATGGCGGACACTGTGCCGATCTACCTCAGCATAGAGCGCCTGCCGGCCGATTGCCGCTGCACCCTTGCGCGCCCGCACCTCATCGCTGACAGATTCCTTGCCCGGCTCGGCGTGATAGGACGCCTGCAGGTAGCCGAGCATTCGCTTGAGTCTCTGTTCTGTGCGTGTCATGACGAAAACTCCGTGATACCAATTGCATTGACCTCCTCATGCTCAGCCAGATCGCCACAGAAATCACCCGCAGGCTCAACGACCAGCTTTACTACCAGGTGTCCAGAACGGCCAACGATGGCCTCGCACGCAACAGGAGCACTCTTGTCGCCAGATACGTGAGCCTCTATCAGCGGACTCACCATGTTGGAGAACGTCTGTTGCAGGACTGCCGGATTCAGCCCGACCTTGATTTTCTTGATGTTGCTCATGATTCACCCTCCGCTAGCCGGCGGTATTTTTGGGCCTCCAGCTTTAGCTCCTGCCATGTCGGGCCGCTATATTTCATCGGCGCGTTTTCTGCCATCGAATCCAGCGCCTCAGCCTTCATGCGGGCGTCGCGGTTGGCGAGGTGAATATCCCCACCCTGCGCCCAGTCGATAAACTCCTGCACAATCACTGGCCTTGGCCCGCCCCTGTACGCAGGAGTATCTATAAGCCTGCTCATCAAGCTCTTCGCTACACCCAGTGATGCCGCCAGCGCATCCCGCTCACCGCTCAAGCGAGCAATCTCATCCATCAGCGATTCGCGGCCCTCCGCCAGCCGCTGCACCGACTCCCACGCCTCAGTGTGGTTGTCCCATTTGCTTTCGACGACGACGCACTCGACTGTCGGCATCTCGCGGAATTGCAGGAACTCGCGCAGCGAGCATTCATCGGCTTCGCTCATGTGTTTCAGCTTCAGCACGATGTACCGCTCTTCTCGTTGAAAGCTCATTATTCGGCATCTCCGTTGTCGCCTGACTCTTGCATACTGGCCACCTCATCCAGCCTGTCTGCGAAGGCGTGCATCGCATCCTGCCACTCGCCGGCACTGGAGCTGGCTTCGCTTTCTGCCAGACTTGCTGCGTGCCGCGTCGCCCGTGCAGTGGTGGCGCGATCGCGGCGGGCGAGCATGTCGCGAGGCTTAGCCTGCATGATTGGCGCGTGATGGCCTGTTGCCAGCCATGTCTCGTATTCCTGCTTTGATGGCTGCGACCCAGGCATGGCTGCATTGATCCAGTATTCTGCATGGTCACGCATGTGCTTCAGGTTGACCGCCAGCGCATCCCGCTCATCCCGCAGCTCGGCGTGCCCATCATCAAGCTCGGCCTGCAGCGCTTCGTTGTTCTGGCGCAGCGTCTTGATCTCAGCGGCCTGGCGCTCGAACAGTCCAGCGGCAGCCTCGATCTCGCGGGCAGTCTGCTCATGCCCGGTCTTGCGTGCCGTCTCGGCGTCGTCGCGCCATGCGGCGATCAGTGTCTCTGTCTGCAAATGGTTCATGCTGTCCTGCTCCTGAGTTGTTCGATGTAGCTCACACCCTTCGCCATGTCGGCGTCATGCCAGCCCGCCAGCCAGCGCCAGTAGCCAAGGCTAATCGAGTATGGCGGCCGCTTCTCGAGCCCCGCTATGCGCGCTGCATAGCCCCTGTCGTATGCCTCACCCTCATTGCCGCGAGCGACCTTGATGCTCAGGCGACCGGCCTTCTTGTAGCAGGCCAGCTGCGTCTTGCCGATGCGCGCGGCCACGTCCTCGACACTGGCGCCGTCTGCGTACATTTTGCGCAGCGTCTTCACCTGCCAGGTTGTCCATTCTTTTGATGACATCACTTGCCCCCTTTCACTTTTCGCGCCGGCCCGACCAGCGGCGGCTGATCCTCGTCGCGCTGCCACTCAATCCAACGCCCGCAATCGCCGCACCACTTCAGGCTCAGGCTGGTCATCTCCACCAGGCGGGTTGATCCGCACTGGCACTGCTTGGTGGTTGGCTTGCTCACTCCCCGCACCCCCGGCCAGTGTCCTCGGCCTTGCTTTCATCCTCGGCACCGGTCAGCACCATGCCGGCCAGGCCGACGGCGTACAGGCCAACACTTAGGAGCGCGACGGTCGCGTCGAAGGCGCTCAGCTTCATGATCAGATCAATCATTGGCGGATGTCCTCCTCGAGCACGCTATCGACACCAGCGCAGACCCAGCGGAAGGCGGCGCGCACGGCGAGGAAGACCAGGTAACAGGTGCCTGCAGCGACAGCGGCGCAGGCAAGATAGGCAACGATCCAGCCCAGCAGAGTGAAGTAGGTGATGGTTGCCTGCAGCTTCGCGTCCATGATGCCGTGCTGCTGGACAATCTCGTTTGCGATTTGATCGGGCCAGACGTTCATGATGGGTATCCTCGGGGTGTGTTGTGCTGCCGTGTTGGCATATCCAGACAATAGACCGTCGTGGAAGAAAGTTCAACACTTTACTTTTGCTGATGCCCTAAGCCTTTCGTCGCGTCTCCGGTGATATGCCCGATCGCACTGGCCACCAGGTCGCCGCTTGCCTTGGTGATCTTCAGGCCGCCATGCCCTGTCCCTGCACGCATTACCTGCTGGCATCGGTTGGCGTCACCAATCATCGTTACCGATTCTCGGCCCTGCACGCCCCTGCCACGGTTCGTTCCCTCCGTCACCCCAATCAGGTACTGGGGGAACTCTTTCGCCCCGCCTGCGAGCTTGTAGGCACGATAGCGGCGAACGAACTCGTGCCCGCGGAACTTCAGGTCTTCATCGGTCGGCGTCTCGGTCAAATGAATCCAGCCACCCATCTCGTCGATGACCTTGTGAATCGTCCCGTCGTCGAAGCAGACGCTGGCATACCCGCCCACGGTGCGGATGGCGCGAGCCACGGAAGACCATGCACGCATGGCGGCGTCCTCGGTGCTGCCCTCGATCATCTTCACCAGGTCGCCCGGCTTCGGGTAGAACTTGCCTTCGTCCGGGTTGTGCATCCAGGCGTTGAGCGCGTACCGCACGGCAGCCATGTCGTACTGCTCGAGGACGCCCCAGTACATCATCGCCATCGTCTTGCTGGGTACCGGCTTGGAATACAGCTCGAACGTCGCCTTGAGCAGCGCCCAGAACTCTTGTTTGTCGTTGGCCGTCATTGCCATTCCCCTTGCAGTGTTGTCTGCCCGAAGGCGCCGCCCGCGTCGCTGCCCAGCCATTCCTGCATCTCGGCGCTGTCCTGGCCGTAGCTGCCCTGCATCGAGCTGGCGAGTATCCCGAGAAAGCGGTCGATGTGAGCTGCGTCACGCAGTATCAGATCAAGCCCGTCATGCACGCTCGTCTTGCCCGGCTCTCGGCCCATGTGAAAATCGGATGCCGCGCAGCCGTCGATCGCGCTGATCAGATCGGTTTCCGTGTACCCCAGGTTGGTCGCCTTGCGGATCAGCTTGCGGCGCTTCTCGTCCAGCTTTGCCCTTGGGTGATTCATCCTGCTGCGCCAGTGATCGAACACCCTGCGCGGCAGGTCTGGCTGCTCATCGAGATCAGGCGCCTGACTGGTCAGCAAGTCGGCGTCGGATTCCTTGGAATCTGACGATGGTTCTAAAGACTCTCTTCTCTTCTCTAACTCTTCTCTAACCTCTAGCTCCGCATGGTGTCCGCTTTTTGTCCGCGATGTGTCCGCATCGCTTGCGGACGTTTTGCGCGCGCCCGCTTTCCGCCTGGCCTCAGAGGCCCGTCGCTTAGCAGAGACACCGTTGTGGTCGTTGAAGTTTACGATCAAAATCCCGTCTTCTTTTGAAACTATCCAGCCAATCGCCTCCAAACTTTCGGCAAACTTTGCGATGCCCGTCTTGCGATTTACCTGGGCAGCGGACAGCCCCGCCATGAATCCATCTTCCGTATGCTGATCGGCAGCAGCCCATAGCCAGTACAGACCGCCGATGATTGTCGCTTCACCGCAATCAGTCAGGTCACACAGGCGAGCGACTCGCGGATCGTCCCACAAGTTGCTGCGCATCTTGATCCAGTCGCCAGCCATCACTTACCCCCTTGCGGCTCCACTGCCTCGACAAAAGCGTCAAGGTCTTCCTTGCGGTATCGGATGAATCCGCCCATGCGGTAATAGCGCGGCCCCTTGTCGCGCGACCGCCAGACGGCCAAGGTTGTGGGGCTCACCCCCAGGTAGTCGGTGGCTTCCTTGGTGGTCATCGCCTGCTTGGTGTTCATCGCCTCACTGATGCGTGTCGCCATGTCGTTACCCTGGTGCTGAGTTGATTTGTAATGCTATGTGATGATTGTGATATTTGCAAGCCATAGAAACCCCGCGCGCAGCGGGGCTCTACTTCATTGCTTGCGGTATCCAGCGCGGTACAGTGCGCGGCAGGTGTCTTCCGGCGATAGGTGCTCGTCAGTCACGGCGACCATCGCTGCCACCGCCTTCTCGCGCTCGGAGCGGATGGGCTCGCACGCACACGCGGAGACGCGACGATACTCACCGCAATACTCCTTGCCCCCTTGGTTATCCTCTGTCACTGCTACAATAACAACCTCGTTAGTATCCGGCGGCAGCATCACCACACCCACCCCTGTCGGAAACTTAACCCTCGCCCCCACTGGAGGCAGACCCTCGCCATCCCATTCCACCTTCCGATCTTCATTGCTCATGACAGCACCTCAGTAGTTGATGGTCACGCCGGGCACCTTGCCCTGGGCGATCAGCGTGATGACGTGGCGCGCATCAGACTCCGGCAGCCCCCGCTCGATCAGTGCGTCAGCCGCAGTGCGATTGATGCGGCCGCGGTGTGCCTTGTCAGCAGCCCGGCGCTCAGCCTCAGCCTTGGCGTCAGCCTCGACCTTGGCCAGTCGTGCAGCCTCCTGCTCAGCAGCAAGCCGATCCTGCTCCTGGGCGCGCTTGTGCGCTTCTTCCAGCTCACGCGCCTTGCGGTCAGCCTCGGCCAGCGCAGCCTCATGCTCACGCTGTTGTTGCTCGATCTTGTCGGCAGCGGCCTGCTCGGCTTCGCGGCGCGCACGCTCGGCAGCCTCTTGCTCGATACGCTGGAGCTCAGCCTGGCGCTTCTGCTCCTCGGCCTCAGCACGCAGTCGCTCCAGCTCCTTGGCCTCAGCCTCAGCCTTCAGTTGCTTGGCGATACGCGGCGGGAGAGTGGTCATCGCCATGCTCTTGGCCATCACGCCCATCTCGGTGAACTCTTCCAGCTGGCTGGTATCGAACGCCTGCACCGCATCCAGCCGGGACTGAATCTGCGCAGCGTCCAGGTCATCCAGACCGGTCTGCCACTGGTCGTTCAGCCAGGCCACCTTGGCCTGCAGGTCGGCAATGCGCGCATCATCGGCAGCCTTCCACTCAGTCGCCGGCTGCGTCACCTCAGCCTTCCATTCATCCAGTGTGTCGCGCCACTGCTTGCGCGAGGCGTCGATCTTCTTCGGCAGCTCCTTCAGCTCGGCGACAAGCTCCTTACCCAGACCGTCAATGGCGGTCTTGCTGCGCGCGATCTTGTTTCCCATCGAGGCGTACTGCTTGCGCCCCTTCGCGGTATCGACGCCCGGCGGATTGGCGAGGAACGCATCCACCTCCTTGCGAATCTCGGCCAGATAGGGATCAAGCCCGCCATCTGACTTGAACACCTCGAGGATGGTTTCCTTCGCGGGAACCGTGATCAGGCCGGTTTCCTTGGTGGCTTCAACCGCTGCTGTGTCTGTCATTTCACACCTTCCTCATCAGGGAAATTTCTTCATCACCAAGAACCCACAACACAGGGATTCCCAGAAACCTTTCTTGATTAGCGCCCGTGCTCACTAGCGGGTGATACGCAGAGGCGTAATTGTGAAGGCGCGCCTTCCACTCAACCCCGATACACCAACGGCACTCATCAAGCCTGGGGTCTCTGTGCTTTTCAAAGGCTTCGTGCAGTATTTGGTGAGCCTTGTCGACGACTACCTCTGCGCGGTCTGTCATGTGATCTTCCTTCTGGGGTTGTGGCAGGCCTTGCACTTGCTCAGCTCAACCCACGTCCTGCCGTCGTAATACTTGAAGCTGCCAGCCGCCTTCCAGCGAAGGCAGCTCGGGCAGTGGCGTTTAGATGAATCCCGATGCGTCATGACTCAGGCCTTGCGACCGGTGATCTTGGCCCAGTCCTTCGGGTGAAATGAATCCGGCGATTCGATCTTCTTCCCGTGCAGCATCTCCTCGCGGTCATTCAGGAAGCCGATCTCTTCGATGGAATTCTCGAGGCGCATCAGCGCAGCGTTCAGCGAATACCCGATCGGGCTCAGGCATACCGTCATACGGTAATCTTTCGTGCTGGCTCGGCCCTGACGCTTCGGGTGCGCGCGCACGTAAACGTCATCGCTATTGGCGTAATACTCGACGCTCACGGCCATGTGCCCGTGCCCTTTCAGGTCGACCGCCAGGCCTACCAGCTTCAAGTATGCGATGCGCAGGTCGGCGCGATGGACTTCAGGTTTATCGCTCATGGTCACGTCCTTTCCAGGTGGGGTGATCGTGTCTTGAATCGACAGTCACAGCATAGACTGCTGTTGAAGATTGTTCAACACCATAGGGAAGAAAAAGCCCCGACCTTAGTCGAGGCTATTGCTCAATGGGCATTCGCTCCCTCGCCATGCTCTTGATGCCACTTGCGGTGGCATGAAGGGCAGAGCCATCTAACGTCCAGCGGCTTGGCGTAGTCGTCGTGGTGCCCATGTGTTGTTTGGCTTGATGCCCCGCACTGCTCGCAAGAGCTTGCGCGAATTATCTCGCCGCTCCTTATCTTGTTGCCGACAATCGTCTGCGCCAAGTGCTTTATCGGATTCTCCTTGCGCCACTTCTTGCAGTAGCCTTTCGGGAGGCGATTGCCCCTGGCTCGATCATATTCCTGGTAATAATCAATCTTGGATGCGCGATTTTTCCTCACGTCCTGCTTGTTGCACGCCTTGCACTTGTTTACATGGCCGTCAGCCATCCCTTTGTGCTTGTAGAATTCCGTCAGCGGTTTGATCTCCCCGCATCTGAAGCATTTTTTCATTCGGAAACCCTGTTTAAATTTAACGACCTAAACAGGGTAGCACCCAATCAGTGCTTTAAAAAGGTCTTAGTTAAAAGGGATTTCATCGTCGAAGTCATCGAAGCTACCCGCGGGCGGCAAACCGTTCTGGCTCACCACCCCTGATTGAAACCCTGGTTGCCGTACTGGCCGCCCCCTTGCTGACCCTGCTGCGGCTGCTGACCCTGCTGATGGTATCCACCTTGCTGCGGCGGTGCCACACCCTGCTGGGCAGCGGCATAGGCGTTGTTTCCGTGACTGGCTGGCGTGGTAGGCTGGTGCGCCATCTGTTGGCCACCCTGCTGCTGGTACCCTGCGCCCTGCTGCTGGCCACCTTGTTGGCCGCCATGCTGCTGATTGCCGCCAAGCATCTGCATGTCGTTGATCAGAATCTCGGTGCTATAGCGATCCTGTCCGTTCTGATCTTGCCACTTGCGAGTCTGCAGCTTGCCCTCGATGTAGATTCGCGCACCCTTGCCGACGTACTGCTGAATGATCTCGGCCAGCTTCTTGAACGCGACCAGCCGATGCCACTCGGTCTTCTCCTGCTTCTGCCCGGACTGTTTGTCAGTCCATGACTCAGTGGTTGCAATGCTCAGATTGGCGACCGCATCACCGCCTGGGGTGAAGCGCACTTCAGGGTCTTGCCCGACGTTGCCGATCAGGATCACCTTGTTGACTCCGCGTGCCATGATTATTTCCCCTCGGTAGTAGTGGTGGCCGGCTGCGCTTCGCCGCCCATGTAGCTGATCAGTTGCTGGATTGCCGGCGCCATCGCCTGCGCCATGATGGCAAAGTCTGACTCGAGGCGCAGCTTCGCGTCTTCTTCGTCGTCTGCCGACTCAGCTTCGTCGATTATCGCGTCAGCGAACGACAGGCGCTTGATGGACATGTCGTCGTGCAGCTTGAAGCTGGCCACGCCCTCGATGCCCATCTCCAGCACCGTCACCAGACGGCCATGATCCAGCGCCGTCGAGACTTCCTCGCCCTGCAGGTCGAAGTCCTTCACGCTCATCGTGCCGTCTTCACCGCCCGGCGCCGACAGTGTGGCGGATTCGCCAAGCGCGACGCCCTCGGGAATCTCTCCGGACTTGAGCCAGGTGGTCATCACCTGAGTCGGCGGCACCGCCACGGACAGCGGCGTGACCTTGAGCGAGCCCAGCGTATGGCGCAGCAGATCAAGAACGCGCTCGGCCATTGTCGGCGTGGTGCAGTTGACGGCGATGATGCCGTGCTCGATGTCGATCCAGATGTCGACGCGCTTGCGACGAATGAAGGCGCGCGGCAGCAGTTCCTCGAACACCTGCTCCTTGATTGTCAGGCGCTCACGGCGGCGCAGCGTGCGCCCCTCGGCAGCCTCGATGGTATCGACGCGCTCGTTGACATCATCATTGACGACGCACGACGGGAGAATCTTTTCCTGGTGCAGCGCGCTCAGCAGGCGATGATGGCCCATGACCAGTACGCGACGGCAGTCATCGGTGCCGAAGGGGTTGATCCAGCCGATATGCCTGGACTGGATGCCGGTCAGGTCGCGCGCCATAGCATCGTCGTGCTGCGCAGGCATAGACAGCCCTTCAATGACTGACATGTCGTGCAAGCGATACAGGTGCAGGTTCTTGAACATCATGACACTTCTCCTTCTTGGTATACGATATTGCCAGCGGTGTAGACGATCGCGCCCAGCAGCTCACGGATTGCGGCGTCGTGATCCAGGCGCTGCGACTCTTGAATCTTCTTGATGGCCTGATACACCAGCCCGTCATGGCTGCCGGCAAGGCGACTGATCTGCTGCATGGGTTGCTCACCGAACGGCAAGTCTTGAGCGTGGCACCCCTTCCCCTTGCCGAATACCGCCCGCTCATAGGCGCGCAGCAGCACGCTAGCCAGAACGTGATAGTGGTGCTCGGGCTTCTTGGCGGCGCTGATGAAGTCCTTCAGCACCTCGCCACCTTGCCAGTCGATCATGTCCAGGTCGGTGACCTTATAGACGGTAGTGGCTGGCGCGGCGCCAGGTTTGCCGACCAGGTGGACGGGGTTGCCTCCATCGACTGGGCACTTGACGCCTCGATTCTTCATCTCGCTGTTCCAGTCATTCATTGTGATGTGGTCTTCATTTTCACCACGCTCGATGCAATAGACATCCCATGCGCTTCTAGTGCCAAACTGGGCGAAGTTCCGCCACCGCCACCCATACGCGCCAGGAATATCCAGCACGGTGATGTCGAAGCCATCCGGCGGCCACCGACAGCCATCCAGCTGCTTGATCACGCAATCGAGAGCATGGCGTTTCGTGCTCACCGGCTCGGCCCCAACGAAAAATGGCGCCATAACCAGCGGCGAGTTTAGGCCCAGTTCGTTGCGGCGACGCTCCCAGTCCTTGCGAGTGTATGACGGGCCGAGTGGTCGGCGCATAACAACCTCGCCACCATCCCCATAGGCGGCCCAGTAATGGCCTTCCATCTTGTCGGGCAGACGCGGCAGGTCGTCCGGCCACTTATCCATCCCTCTTGCGAGCGTGTCGAGCTTGCTGTCTGTCATTGCGTCATCTCCTGTACGTAGCGGTCATGTATGTGCTGGATGTCATCGCCGTCCATGCGGTTTGCCAAGGCGTCCAACTCATGCCCTTCGTGGGTCAGCAGGCGGAAATAGAATTCTTCCTCGGCGCCGGCATCGTCATGCGTGTCAGGTATTGCCGGCAGGTAGTGATCGACCACACACACGCAGTCAATCCCCTGAATGGTCACGTTGAACTCTGCTTCGTTGCCCATAGTGTGCCTCATGACAGGTAGTTGATGATCTCTTGCTGCGCGTCCTTCCAGCTCCAGCAGTAGCAGACTCGCCACCCTTCCTCGGTAAGCCGCTCGCCATACCACAGTTGCTCGGGAGTCGGCTTGTTCTTGCCGGCCTTCATCTCGATCGACAGGCCGATACGTCCGTGCCGCGCCGCGGGAATCTTGATGTCGTGCTCGCCCTTCAGCATGCCGCCATTCTTCGCCTTGATCGCCTGCAGCTTGCTGAGCTTCACGCCATTCAGTGAACAGCTCATAAGGTCGATGCCGGGATAGACGGACTTGGTTGCCGGCAGGCGCGCCCAGCGGAACAGTGCTTCTTGCTCGAGGCGCTCCCGATCGGAAGAAGGCTTGCGGCGCTTGCGACGCTTGGGCGCCGGTCTAGGAATCACTTCCACGAATCAGCTCCTCCGCAGTCAGGTAGATGTTTTCGCGCTTGGCCAGATCGAGAAGCGCCCCGTGATACTTGGCCGGAATCTGGCCGCCAGTCCCCAGCATGCCGCGGCTTTTCTTCCAGCGCGCAACACTGCTCGGGTCGGTCTTCATGCCGGCATCAGTCAGCTTGCGGGCCAGTGGTCGGATGCCACCGAAGCGCTTGATGACCAGTGCTCCTGGTGATGTTGCATTGTGCATGTGCTGCCTCCTGTTGTGTGACTGCAGTATTTACCACCGTTGTACTTTGTTCAACCCCTGATGGTAAAAATATCTCTTCGCACCACGAAAGTCATACTTGCGGATTCACAAAGCCGTGGTTATTATTTCCACACACCCACAGCGAGGCACCCTGAAATGAAGCCAGGTATCTATAGCGACATCAGCAATGCGGCGTACCACGCCGGCGAAGGCGTCAGCAAGTCCAACCTGGATATGCTCAACAAGGCACCGGCGCTTCTCCAGTGGTCGCGTAGCGCGCCGGAAGACAGCAGTAAGAAGACGGCGCTGAATGTCGGCACCGCCATGCACACCATGCTGCTGGAGCCGGAGAAGTTCACCGACCAGTTCGTCATTGAGCCGGCGATCAACCGCCGCACCAACGCCGGCAAGCAGCAGGCAGAAGAGTTTGAAGCGGCGTGCAAGGCGTCGGGAAAGATGGTCATCACCGGCGAGGAAGCGCGCAAGCTGAACCTGATGCGCGAGTCAGTCATGGCGCACCCCGAGGCGCGACAGCTGATGGAAGCAGAAGGCGAGGCCGAGGCCAGCGCGTACTGGATCGACCCAGAGACAGGCGTGAAGTGCCGGTGCCGACCCGACAAGCTGATCACCAAGGCTGGATTTATCGTCGACGTGAAGACGACCGGCGACATGAGCAAGGTGGCGCGCTCAGTCTTTGACTACCGGTACCATGTGCAGGATGCGTTCTATTCTGATGGCTATGCCAACGCATCAGGCGAGGCCACCAACGGCTTCCTGTTTCTGTTCATCAGCACCGCCATCGAGTGCGGCCGCTACCCGGTGCGCATCTTCCAGCTGGATCAGGAGGCCAAGACGATCGGTCGTTATGCCTACCAGGCCAACCTGCGCACCTACGCCGAGTGCATGGAGTCAGGCGTCTGGCCCGGCGTCGAAGAGCTCAGCCTTCCAGCATGGGCCACCAAGTAACCACCCCCCCTCACAACAAGGATCAGACCATGACACAACAGCAGCAAGTCACCCCCATCACGCAGCTGCGCAGCCAGATGACCAAGATGGCGCCGGAGCTCAAGTCGGTACTGCCGGAGCACATCACCCCCGAGCAGTTCCAGCGCGTCGCCATGACGGCCATTCAGACCAGCCCTGACCTGCTGATGGCAGACCGGCAGTCACTGTTCAGCAGTGTCATGAAGGCAGCCCAGGACGGCCTGCTGCCGGACGGTCGCGAAGGCGCGCTGATCATCTTCAGCACGAAGGATCGCGCCACGCAGCAGTGGGTGAAGAAGGTGCAGTGGATGCCCATGATCGGCGGCGTCCTCAAGAAGATTCGCCAGTCTGGCGAGCTGGCCACGATCAACGCCAACGTCGTGCATGAAGCCGACCAGTTCGACTATTACGTCGACGATGACGGCGAGCACATCATGCACCGCCCGGCATTCGGCGGGCAGCGCGGCAACATGACGCTGGTGTACGCGATGGCCAAGACCAAGGACGGCTCCCTGTACGTCGAGATCATGACGCCAGAGGACATCGCCAAGGTTCGCAACGCCAGCAAGTCGAAAGACCGCGGCCCTTGGGTAGACTGGTATGAGCAGATGGCCAAGAAGTCGGTGCTGCACCGCCTGGCGAAGCGCCTGCCGCTCAGCAGCGAGCTGGTCACAGTGGTCAATCGCGACGAAGAGTTGTACGACTACCGCAACGCGCGCGACATCACGCCACGCCAAGGGCCGCAGGCGCTCAGCGATGTGCTGTCAGGCCCGAAGCAGGACGACGTGCCGTTCAGCGATGGCACGCCGATCAACCAGTACCAGGCGGCACAGGAGGGTGAGGCATGAAGCCGATCGCACACTTCAGCGCAGCAATGCTCGCATCAGCTCACACGTTCGCCGGCACCACCGACGTTCGCTACTACCTGAATGGCGTCAACGTGCGCCCCGCCGTGGATGGCGGGGTGATTATCGCCGCGACCAATGGACATGCAATCTTCGTGTGCCGCGACCCGGACGGATGGTGCAGCGAAGAGATGATCATCGCCCCCTGCAAGGCGCTACTATCCGCGGCGCGCAAGAAGTCTGCCGGCCTGTTCGTGGTGGCTGACAACGGGACGGGCATGGTGATCGACAGCATCCAGTCATCAGACGCTGATCTAACTCAGGGTGAAGTCGCATCCCGGCAGTCGGAATCACCCACCGAGACAACCGCGCTCGGCACTCTCAAGCTGATCGACGGGAAGTTCCCCGATGCTGCCAGAGTGATTGGCGGGTTTGCTGAGACGAACAAGCCGATCATTGTGAACGAGGACTATATTGCTCAGCTCAAGTCGACGTTCTCCAGGCTCAGCAGCAGGACTCACACTGCGGTCGACATTCGATCAGGCGAAAACAAGATACTTGCCCGGTGCAGTGATCCAGCAGTTCAAGCCGCCGTGCTCATCATGGGTATGTCCGTTGACGCCCTGCCGGAATTTAGCAGTGAATGGCTGGCGGAGCGCAAGCCAGAGCTCAAGCCCAAGAAGCGAATCCGCGTCGTTGCAGGCGGCAAGGTGGAGGATCAGTCATGACGACTCGACAGCAGCTCAAGTGCGAGCGTACAGAATGGTACCCGGGCATGGTTTGTCTCGACCTGACGCCGGAGAGCCCGCGCATCACGGTGCCGGTGAATGGCGAACGCATGATCTTCGTCATCACCAGTGACATGACGCCGCCATTCCCCGTGCCAGTCGAGATGGTCTTCCAGAAGGCGCGCAGCCACGGCCCGAAGGATCGCATGCTGCTCGAGAACCTGGCCGACGCGGCGCTGTGCGTGGACGCCGCCATCCTTCACATGATCGAGGCAAGTGATGCCAGCTAGAACCGCAACGCCACCCGAGATGATCGACAGGATTGTGCAGTTGGCCGAGGCCGGCTGCACATCAACCGAGATCATCAAGCAGACTGGCGTATCGAGAACGACAGTTTACAAGTTCGCCAGAGGCAAGGTGAAGCGGGCGAAGACAGGCCACGACTGGACGCGGGAGGAGACCCAGTTTCTTGACGACCACTACCTAGTCGACATGACGGCCAAGGAGGTCGGTGATGCCCTGGGCCTTCCGCGCAACTGCATCAAGGCGAAGGCCTATCATATCGGGATTGCCACGACGCGCTCGCCGTTGCACATCATCAAGAAGGATCAGCTCGAGAAGGTCATCGTGATGGCGTGTGCCGGCGCAGCACTGGCCGACATCTCGGCAGAGACAGGCGCAGCCAAGCAGACAATCCTTCATCACATCAACAAGCGTCGCGCCATCCACCGGCTATGGATCAGGCATGCGCCAGAGCGCCGATCGGAAGCGCACCGCAAGGTGTACCAGGAAGGCAGAGGCGGATTCGCGAAGCTCAACAGACAGCGGAGGGAAGAACATGGCGCAGTACGACCGACTGCTCAGCTACCTGAAGACAGGCCGCAGCATCAGCCCAATGGAAGCGTGGAGCGAGCTGGGCATCTACAGGCTCGCAGCCAGGGTGAATGATCTGCGCGCCCGCGGCCACAACATCGAGCGCACGATGATAGAGACGAAGAACCGCTGGGGGGAGGTTTGCAGGTGCGCTGAATACAGGCTACATTGATCAGGCTACAGGGGTGTAGCGTTGTGTCTTTGAGCGACCGGCCTGTCAGGGGCCGGTTTTTTTGTGCCTGGGATTCAGTCCCGCAGTCGTGCACCAACGGCGCCAAGGATGCCACCGGCAGCAGTGGCGACCTCAATGGGAATGTCGATGCCCGTAAACGTCGGGATTGCCCAGGCCAGGATCACTCCAAGGCTGATGCCAGCCGTGTCGGCGTTATCCTTCGTTGCCCGCTTCACGCTGCCTTCCTTCTTCTCATTCATGCCCAACCCCCTTTACCGAATGTCGATACCGCGCGATAGAACATGCACGCCACTGTCTTGCTTGCGCCCTGGTCGAGCATGACGGCACGGAACATCATATCGGCACGCTCCTTGGTCATTGCCCGGTACAGGTGTGAATAGCAGTAGTCGTGCAGGATCGAGGCGCACAGAGACGGTTTGTAGTCTGGCGAGAACAGCCAGTGAAGCCACTTGGGAATCGACGCCTTGTCCGTGCGGTACCCTGCCGGCACCACGTACAGCACGCCATCAACCCACACCTCGAAGTCTCGCACAAGATCGAAGCGGCGCACGCCTGGGGCCAACCACGGCGCCCAAGCGCTACGCGGCACCTCGATCAGTAATGGCTGTTGCTCAATTACGATCTGCATAGAGCGCAGCCGCTTCGTCGATCCAGTCCAGCAGTGTCAGGATGCGGACACGCCGTTCTTCCGGCAGGGCCGGCATGTCCACCGAAATGGTGTGCTCGATCTGCACCAGCAGCGCCTGCACCAGCATCGCATCAGCCGGCTCCATGCTGGCAAAGTCAATCTCGCCGGCGGCCTGCGTCATCAGGTCATCAAGCACAAGCTCGCCATCCGACTCGACGTAGCCCCGCACCTTGGCCGTCACGTCCATGACGCCTTGCCCAGTCACGCTATCAGACTCGCCAATCACCTTGGCCACCGCATACTTCACGGGCAGCTCAGCCTCAGCGCCAACGCCAGCAGTGATTCCCGATACGGTCGAGCAGGCCGACAGTGACAGCGCCAGCACGGACGCCACGATATAGCCGATCATCTTGCGCATGGTTTTTCTCCAGTGTGGCCCGCCGTTATCGGCAGGCTTCTTCGATGAGAACGTCGTCCAGTGCAGCGGCCAGTGCGTTCTTGTTCTGTTGATAGGCCTCGACATCACCGACATTGGTGAGGAAGAAGAGCTCAAGGATGATGCCGCCGCCGTCAGAGACGAACGCCAGGCGGGAGTGCTGCCCGGCATTCTCAGGCTTGGCCCCGCGATTGCGCAGCCCAAGCGCATCGACAGTCGCCTTCAGGAACTTGCTGGCCAGCGGGAAGTCTTCTCGCTTGCTCAGCGTCTCCACCCCAGTGGCTGCCGGCGTGGCAGCATTGCAGTGAAACTCGACGGCGATGTCGGCGGCAGCGGCCATCTTGGTCGCCGAGCTCAGCGACATATTGACGTTCTCGGCACCGTCGCGCGAGAACAGGATGCGGCCCTCCAGCTGGGCGCACACCAGGTCGCGCAGCTCGAGCACGATGTCGGCCTCGGTGATTCCGTTCGCCGCGGCCCCGGAATCAGTGTCGCTATGCCCGGCACTGACGAATACCGTGCGCTTCTGCGCAGCGGTGCGATCAATCCACTCGGTCACTGTGTCGCCTCCAGCCGCCAGCGCGGACACGGTGCAGGTACACCGCGCCGCACAGCAGCGTCAGAATCATGTATGCCGACAGCGTGTTGTCGAAGATCAGCCACGCCATCCCTTCGTTACTGTACCCTCGCCCCTCGACCGCATGAGTCAGACGGAAGATGATCATGCTGACACCGAGCAGCGAGGCCATGATGCCGCCCAGCTTCAGCCACCGGGTGAACCCGCAGGGTACCCGTGACGCCAGCCAGGCCAGATACACCCCGCCGACGACGACGGGGACAAACAGCAGTGCAGTGAAAAGATATGAGTAGGTCATCGGCTCAAGGCCTCTCTAAGTAGAAAGAAGAGTGTCCCTATAAACCCTGTAAAGACCACACCCACAGCCCAGTGCGTCATTCTCTTTGTCATGTTGTTGCTCATCACATCATCCCGCAGGCCTGCCAAGGATTTGACCGTACCCTCAATATCGCCCTGCCTGCGGTCAGTTACCGCCATACGCAACTCCATCTTGTGCATGTCGTTCTTGATCTGCTGCACCTCCCCGTCGATGTGCGGCAGTCGCTTCGACTGCTCGGCCAGCTCGATCACCAGCGTAGTCAGGCGATCGAGTTTGTCTTCACTCTTCTCCATGTGTTCTTTCATGGATGGCAGTAGGTGAGAAACCTGCTGCTCAAGAATAGTTATGCGGTGCCCGCTTGACTCTTCCTGCATCTTCCCCCCCCTGCACTGAGTGACGATGATTAATTACTACCGAAGTATTGTTCCGTCAGCAGTGACAGAGTTGACAACCTTGCTTACCCCGCCTTGCGCGCCACTTGCAGCTATATAACCACCCTTCAGGCAAGTTATATCAGAGTTATTTGTTCCCCCCGAGTCTACTCCATCAACCTTGCGGCACAGCGTATTGATTGCAGAGATATGACCTCCATTGTATGCGTAAATCCCCCGCTGGCTATTGCCTTCACAGTTGGCGTCTGTGACGTTGACAAAGCCGCCGTCGTAACATGTTACACCGATAACCTGACCATTGATGGTGGCCCCTCCAGCGTCCACTCGGGACGCCTGACAAGATATGCCGCTAGTGGCGTTGTCGTTTATTGTTGCTGAGGTTGCCACCACATTACTTGCACCCCTTGCGAGTAGCCCTATGGAGGCTCCGTCTGAGATGTTGGCACCTGCAACTGATGCCGTTGAGTTCGCGCATTCAACCCCTGCCTCGACTGATCTAAGTATGGTTGCTTCCCCCAAGTCGCAGGACGCACCCTGAGAAATGTAGGCACCCCAACCGCCCGAGTCGTTAAGCGTGGCCTCGTTGGCTGCAACAATAGAGCCGCGAGTGCAAGAGATTCCGTAGTTTCCGCAGTTGTTGGCGGTGCCAAGTCGGAAGTTCACATAGCCCGCTATAAATGCACGAACACCATCTGACCCGCACCCATCGCAGTTGGCTGATTCGGCATCCACGCGACCTTGATCTCGCACACGTATGCCGTAGCGAGATGCCCCACTGGCGTTGCCAAAGCGAAATGAGATAACGCCGCCTGAAGTTGACTGCACGCCGTAGTAATTAGACCCAGTGGCGATAGCTCGATCCGCACTGATCTGAGAAGAAATCGCGTGAATATTGGAGGATGTGCCAGCATTGACAGCATTGCCAGAGAATACTGTGTCATCAGCAAATATCCGCGAAGCTCTACGCGCGGCGCAGCCATCCTGCCACGCATTTTTGACACCGCAGCCGGGATTTACATATCCGACAGCGTTGTTCTGGGCGTAATATCCAAAGCCTAATTCTCCAGCATTACCATCAACCAAGCAGTTTAGGATTGGCATCTCTGCGTTATCGCCGGTAATGAATGGCGTTGACTTACCAAAGCCCGTCGCTATCAGGACTTCGGCATCCTCAGAGCTAACCTGAAATCTGCTATATGACCCATTGGAAACAGAAATACCGGAGCTGGGGGAGTGGCCAGACTCAATCAAAAGATCAATAACAGCGCCCTTATTGGAAACAACAAAGGATAGCGAGTCTACGGCTTCCTGGAGAGTCCCAAAGTCAGACGGGATTTTGACAGTCTGGCTAGAACCAATTCTTCCAGAAACGATCTTTGCATCTAACCCGTTGTCTAACTGCTCATAGGCGAAGCCATAACTTCTTCCTGGAACTCTTTGAACAATAAGATAACGACCGCCACCCTCGCCACCAGCGGAAAGGTCGCCTGAGCACTCCACCGTAATGCCTTCTACTAGATCGACATCTGATATCATGTCAGACGTTTTAGGGTGTGTGATGTAGATACTGCCAACCCACTCCTCAATGGATTTATCTATTCCGTAGGGTGCCTTGGCTCGCCCCGCCGAGTAATCCAGTGGGTTGCCCTCAAGATCATTTATGCTGTTTACGCGAAGCTCGCTCATTGCTGTTCCCCATTGGCGATTGTCCAAAACGACCCTTCACCTATCATGACAGTCGAACCTGGATTAACTGACATGAATGGCCCAAAAGACCATGCGTTCTTTCCTGGCGGAATTGTCACGCTATTTCCCACGACCTGCTCATGCCACGAGATAGGGCTAAAGGCTGAAGCCTCAAGAGGGACTGATCCGCTTATCTGCGCTTGCAGGTTTGCATCGCCGTCAGCTCTGGCGCGAGACTCATTGGAGTCAGCATCAGCCCTTGTTTTTGATTCGATCTCAAGAGCTGCGTCTATGCGGGATTTCTCTGCAGCAACCTGATCATCCGTGTATCCAGTCGATGAATCCTTGGTCGCAGCATCGCTGCCCTGGGCAGGGGGAGACAGGTTTGTCAGCCTTTTGCCCTTTGCATCCCATTGCCCAGAAGTCTTTGTGATTACATCATTATCGAACCGTTCGTCCATCTGATGCTTGGATACGGCGTCCTGCGGGTCTGTAGCATCCCCGATATTGGAAATCCTCACACCCTCAGCATCGTATCCCCCCGACGCTTCTGGCTGCTGGAGCGACCGATCAAGCTGTTCCTGTAGCTGCTGGTCAATCATCCGCCCCCGATCAAGAGCATCCTCGACCACTTCTGGATAATAAGCACCCTGGTTGCGGAGGTCTGTTTCCTGGGTGATATTGATGACCCGCAGGATGGTAATCATCTCGCCGTTCGCCAGCGGGTCGCCAGACACTGGATAGGTTACATTCCCGCCGTCCTCATCGCCCGCGCCGCTCACCGTGTAGTCGGTGCCCTCGACCAGAAGCGACTGCATGCCGTCCTCTTCAGTCAGATAGACCTGCAGGTCGGCGCTGTCGAAGATGCGGAAGGCATACGGGAAGACAGTGGCAGAGTCATTGCCCTGGTACTGCTCGCGGTTGTCATTCGTTGGGACTGTCATCTATGGCCACCTTGGTCAAGTTTGCGACTGCTCGCATTGTAGCGCGGCACGCTGCGCATCGCACAGAATGCCGCACCAACTGGTCAATTGCGCTCGTCAGCCGGGCGAGCGAAGAAGAGATCGCGCACGAACTCACCGGGGTTGTCAGGCTTGGCTTCGCCCGTCATCACGTCGTACATGTATTCGCCAGTAATCCACGCCTGGCGGCTCGGCAGCTTGCCCCAGTATCCGGCAGTCAGCACGGCGGCCTTCACGTCGCTGCGCCCCAGCTCCTGATCTTCGTCGATCGCCTTCAGCGGGATTGCTGCCGTCCTGGCGGTCATCTCGAAGGCGTCGAATGCGGGACTTGCCCCATACCCGAACGGCGTCAGCACGGCGCTGCCGACATCGCGCAGGCCGACCACGGCCCCCATTGGGTAAAGGATGCCCTGGCGCGCAGCCCACTCTGCCCACTCATCCTCATCGTCAGGCCCGCGCCCGGCGATCAGCTCGCCCAAGATCGACGGAGCGAACCACAGGAAGAAGGCGGACGACGCCAGCTGCGGCAAGCTGATATTGCCCTGCTTATAGTTGCTGATCTGGCGCGAGAACTGGTTATACAGGACGCTGAAGTACGAGTAGAACATGACGAACGATCGGCGCACCTGCCCGCCGCGCTGAATCTGCGCAAGGTCTTTCACGCCGCCCGCCGATTGCGTCTGGCGCACGATGCTGTCGGCATAGTCTGCCGCGCGCGCCTCATCGCCCAGCTCGATCTCTGACACCTGGCCATCCATCGCCTTCTGGTACGCACCAATCCATGTCGGCACGGACACGGCCATATCCATCAGCCCGGTGAAGTAGAAGAAACTGCGCTGCCAGTCCTGCAGACGGGAGTCCTTGGTCAGTCGCTGAAGCGAGTCCCGCACGTCGCGGTCGAATGTCTTCTGGCGGTTGGCCATCATGGTGCTGCGCTCATGCACAAACGCAGTCGCGTGCTTCATATTCGACCACGTTGCGTATGAGCGACCCCCGCCATGCGATCCAAAGAAGTTGGTCAGGCCAGCCCATGCGTACTTGGCGCCCAGCATGTCGATGCTGTTCAGGTAGCCCAGCGGCTGGACGATGGCCGTCGTGACCTTCAGGCCCATGTTGACCACGGTCGCGCCCACGCGCGCCTGGCCGATCAGCTTCTCCCAGTAGGATTCAGGCTGGTTCACCTCGTTGGCGATCGACTGCAGCCACGGGCGAATCTGGCGATACATCTCAGTCCCCGCCGTCTCCTCGATGGCAGATCGCACCTGGTCATTGCTGGCAAGGCGGTTCACGTCGATGACTGCACGGCGATGGCTCAAGTCGTGGATGACCTGACCAACGTGCTCAGACAGCACGTCAATGTCGAGTCGCAGCTTCTGGCCACCGCTACCCTGGCGCTCCTTGGTGTGGCCGGTGCGCGTCGCCGGGCGAGTGAATGAGTTCTCGAACAGGCTTGCCCCGGCCTTCTCTTCGCGCTGGAACGCCTTGTAGCTGGTGCGCGTGTCGTACTTGATTGGGTAATAGCCACCGCGCAGCGTGCCTGCCGGCGTCTCGAGCCCGGCTGCCTCGACCTTCTTCGGCGCGATGCCGTTCAAGTCCTCCTCCATCTGCTTGATGTCTGGCCAGAAGCCGTCGATGAAGTCCCACAGCTCCTGCACGACCAGCCAGTCTCGCTCAGTCAGGTACGACAGGATTGCGTCGACCTGTCCGGCATTCCATCCGTAGCCTTCCATCAGCACTTCGCGGTTGTACTCGTTACCCCAGTTGAGGGCGATGGCCATCATGCGCGCCTTGTCGATGCTCTGGCCTACCTGCTGCACATAGTGCTTCTCGACGTACCACTTGGCTCGCTCCTCGCGCGTGTAGGCACCCAGGATGCGCTGCAGCTCCTTCGTGGACTTTTCTTGCATCCGCTGCTCCACAGCCTCGGCATCAGCCAGCGGCTTGAACAGCGCCTGCCAGACCGGCCCGACCTCGGCATCACCGTCCAGCCAGCGAAACAGGAACTCAGGCTTGGTGTGCCAAGCATGCGCATTGCTGGCCCAGTTGCCGACTTTCTCCCGCATGGACTCGTGCAGCGGGACAGACCGCTCCGTGCGCGTGTGGTTCGCCTCGATGGCGGACACCACGGTATCGACTTGCGCCTCGAAGTCGCGCTTATCCTTCTCGGCCAGCAGGCGATTCTTCGTGCGGGCCAGATGCTCGATCTGCTTCACGGCGTCACGCATGCCGCGCAGCTCGTCGATACTGACCTCGCGCCAGTTGACGACCCGGGAGTCATCCATCACTGCATCAGGCACGTCGATAGTGAAGCCTTCACCTTGCTGCTCGGCGATCCACGCCTCGAGCGACCGGCGACGGTCAATGCGGCGAATGCTTGTGCGCTTGAACTCGTACCGGGTCAGCAGTGCGTCGATCTGGTCGATGTACTCCTGGCCAGCCTTGGCAATGCGCGTCCGTGTGGGCTTCTTGTTGAAGCGCGTCATGTAGGACTGCACGCTGTCGGCGTCGTCCCTGGCGCGGGTCGCCTCGCGGTACAGATGATGATTAAGCAGCTGGCGCTGCTTCGCCTCGGTCGCCTTGGCGTAGTCGCCGTCAGCCGCGGCAGCGAACGCCTCACGACCAGCCTTCTGCTCGGCGCGTAGGTACAAGCCCGGCTTGATATCGCGGACTCGCTTCTCGCCCATGATGCGCTGGGCAGCGTCCTTGATGATCGACACCGGGGACTGACGACCACCGGAGCGGCGCGCCAGCGTGCGAAGCTCGGCCTGCATGACGTTGCTGCGCATGTCGTTGTGAACGGCCTCGAGTGCAGAGTCTGCCATGCTGCCGTCGTTGAGCATGTCGCCGTACTGCTCGCGCATGCGGACATCGACCTCTGACTCGATCAGCTTCCGGCGCGGGCGCGCGTTCACGATGTCCTGGATCATCTCGTCGCCAGACGAATATCCGAACAACTCGGCAGCCATGTCTTGATGGATGCCACCCTCGCGCGAATAGATGTACGGGCGCGGCAGGCGCTTCAAGAAGGGCTCACCGTAGGACTCGACCAGCGACGACTTGCTCAGCTTGAACGGCTCCATTCCTTCCGGCAGCGGCGACCCGTCCGGCAGCTTGCCGCGACCCATGACGGCCATCGCGACATAGGCCGGCTGCTGGTTCACCTCAGCGGCGACCTCGGCGGTCATCTCGGCCTTGGCGTTCTTCCACCACTTCTTCGTCTCGCGCTGGTATTCAGTCATCACCTTGCGAGAAAGGCTTTCCTCGGCGCCCTCGCGGGCCCGCTGCGCAGCAGCCTGATAGGCTTGATACTCGGCCTCGCTCATGCCGGCAGCCGTGGCGTCGGTGAATATCGGCTGATACCCGGACTCAAGCGCAGCCTCGCTGATCTCTTGATCAGTGGCGACCAGGCGATCCATGACGCCGCGCACCTCGTCGGTCAGCTCGACATCCAGGTTTGCCACCGTGCGATAGATGGCCACCATCCAGGCCTTGAAGCGGGCGAAGGCTTCGCGCATGGCGCTGCTCGGCGACTTGCCCTCCATCACGTAGGCCTCGAAGCCGCGAGCCCACTGCTCATGCTGCTCAACCCCAATGGCGTCGGCGGAGTCCACACCGAACCAATCGAGCACTTTCTGGTAATCGCCCACCAGCTGCTGCGGCGCGTTCTCGCGCCCGGCAAGGTCGCCCAGAATCTCAAGGTACAGGTGCCCAGACTCATGGATGAACGTCGACAGGTTGGCCTGCTCGAGCAGCTCGATGTTGAAGAACTTGCGGGACTGCGGGAAGCTGATGCGCCCGCGCGGCTGGCGGCCGCCCTGCTCCAGCGACTCGACCGGCTCGCGGATCATTGTTTCGCTGATCTCGAAATCCTTCGCCGCGCCCTTGTTCTCGACGAACCCGCTTCGCTTGTAGAACTGCTTCAGCCGCTTTACGTTGCCGCCGAATGAATCTGACGGAGTAAGCCCAAGCGTGACGCCCGACTCATCAGCCCAGCCGGTGATGGCATTCATCACCTGCGTGCCGGTGCCGGATTCTCGCAGGTCGCCGCGCAGCTCTATGCGGTCGATAGTGATCTTTCCATCACGCCCGCCAAGATTGAGCGTCAGGCCGGGGAACTGCTGCTCAAGGCTGGCAGAGAGCTCGCGCGCCTGCTGGATGCTGCCTGGCTGAGCTGGCGCTTGCGGCTGGCGCTTTGCCAGCTCCTCATCGACGAAGGACTGCCACTCGGCATCATCGAACAGGCTGCGGTCATCACCAGCCTGCTCGGCCAGCTCGGCTTCCACCTGGTCACGGGTCACTGCATCCTGGTTCAGCGT